CCATTCGGCAAAGATGGAAGTGTGGATGCTTCAATTGTAAGAGAGGTTGTAAAAGAACTAAAATTCTTTGGATGTCCTATTATTATTAAATCAACTGTAACTCCTGATATTGTTCAAGAGTTATATGATACAGATAACAACGTAGTATATAATCCAGAATTTTTGACAGAAGCAAATGCATTAGATGATTTTATTAATCCACCTATGCATATCTTTGGTGGCAATATGTTGATTACGCGTAGAGTTCAAGAACTATATGAAAATCATAGTCAGTGTCGACCATGTCCAGTTAGACATATGACACCAGCTGAAGCTAGCTTTGTTAAATATGGAATCAACAGTTTCTTAGCGACTAAAGTCCTTTGGTTTAATCAATTTAAAGATGTGATTGATATTCATGGATCTAAATACAATGTAATTGTAAATGCTATGAGTATGGATCCACGTATTTCTACGTCACACATGCAAGTTCCAGGTCCAGACGGAAAGAAAGGATTTGGTGGAGCGTGTTTTCCTAAGGATACTAATGCTTTCTCTTCTTTCTCTTCTGATGTGTTTACTGTTCTGAATGAAGTAATTGATGCTAATAATAGATATAGGCAAGATTATGATTTAGACAATAGAGAGATTGAACAGAAAGTAAATTATGGCTAGTTATGCAAGTATAGTGCCACTTATCGGTGGAGAAACAATAGCAATGCAGAATGTATTTGGGAAACGTCCTGAGTACATTCTCTCATACGAAGGGTTTGAAGCAAATGACAAACATTTGGTTGAATACTATAATGGAGAGGTTCCCTATCATCTTATCAAGAATAATAACATACCTGAGGTTAGGAATGTTGATGTTATTAACACTATTTGTCCTTGTGCTGGGCTTAGCAGTCTTAGCGTCACAAGTTCTTCTGACGCTGCTGCTAATGATTGGATGCGCACCTCTGCTCATCACGTACTCGGTGATCTCGGGCCGAAAGTCTTTTGGGGAGAAAACGCACCAAGATTGGCTTCAAAAATGGGAGAGCCAGTTGTGGAAGATCTTCGAAAAATCGGAGGAGAAAATGGATACACTTTTAGCATATATAAAACGAAAAGTATCCTCCACGGACTTTCACAAGTAAGAGATCGTACATTTTATTTTTTCTGGAAAGGTAATAAAGTACCACGATTTGAATATATAAAACGAGAGCATGAAACGATCGAGGACACGATTCGCTCCGTGAAGCGTGATCCTAGTGATACAATGAACGTCCTTACGAACGAGCATGTTCCATCAAAAGATCCGTATTATAGATACGTTTTAGAAGAAATGGAAAATGGAATTACGCATAGTGATTTCCAAGATAAACTTGAAAAAAGCTATGACGTAAAACATTACATTGAAGATAATGGTGTAACATACGACAAAGTATCTATGTGGATGTCAAATAATGGATACGAGAAACAAGCTTCTCGTTGCATGGATATGTATCATAAATTAAAAAGCGGCGGTAATATCATGCGCCGTGGTGTTAATATACCAAAGGGATATATTGGCGCTTTTGTTGGAGCTTATCCTACAACTCTTACGCACCCCGATGAAGATAGATTTCTTACAATTAGAGAATGTTTATCAATTATGAAGCTTCCAGAAGATTTTATTCTTCAAGGCGGCAATAAAAATCTTAATCATATTTGTCAAAATGTACCAGTAACAACTGCGCAAGATATGGCTGATCATGTATTACGTTTTGTCGATGGACGTTTGGACAACCAAATGATAGAAACTGATTATCTTGTACAAGATAACAAATCACAAACATTATTTTTTAAAAAAGATAGTGTACAACTTGACGCATTTATGGTATAATAAACAAGTTATTCAGGAGATTTATATGAGTATTATGGACAAATTGAAGAAGAATAGTAAAGTTAAAGAAACTTCTATTCTCTCTGACTCGAAATTCTTTACCGAAAAGGATATGGTAAAGACCGAAGTGCCAATGATTAATGTGGCATTATCGGGATCCGTGGACGGCGGACTTGCGCCAGGACTTACAGTGTTAGCTGGCCCGTCCAAACATTTTAAAACATCATTCGCCTTGATTATGGCATCGGCATATCTCAAAGAAAATAAAGATGCTGTGCTTCTATTCTATGATTCAGAGTTTGGTTCACCACAATCATACTTTGAAAACTTTGATATTGATACAAGTCGTGTTCTTCATACACCTATTACAAATGTTGAAGAACTTAAATTTGATATTGTTGCACAGTTGGAAGGTATCGAACGTAATGATAAAGTTGTGATTGTAATTGATTCGGTCGGTAACTTAGCATCGAAAAAAGAATTAGACGATGCTATTAATGAAAAATCAGTAGCCGATATGTCAAGAGCAAAGGCTCTCAAAGGTTTATTCCGTATGTGTACACCGTACTTAAACATGAAGAATATTCCTTTGATTGCTGTCAATCATACATATATGGAAATTGGGTTATTCCCTAAAGCAGTTGTATCAGGTGGCACTGGCATATATTACAGTGCAGATAATATTTGGATTCTTGGTAGACAACAAGATAAAGTTGGAACAGAAATTAAAGGTTATCACTTTGTGATTAATGTTGAAAAATCTCGTTATGTCAAAGAAAAGTCTAAAATTCCTATTAGTGTTAGTTGGGAAGGTGGAGTACAAAAGTGGTCTGGCCTTCTTGATGTTGCTCTCCAAGGTCAATATGTCGCTAAGCCATCTAATGGCTGGTATTGCAGAGTTGACCGCGAAACTGGTGAACTACTTGAACCAAAAGTACGAGAAAAACAAACCTTAGAAGAAGAGTTTTGGAAACCTATTCTTGAAGAAACAGATTTTAAAGACCATCTTAAAAACAGATTTTCTATTTTAAATGAAAGAGGTATTGAAGATGTCGCAGAACCCGAATGAGCTCGAAGATGTCCGTATTATAGATACGCCACCGCAGAACCTGACTGAGCTCAAAGATTACGAACTAATTCCTAATGATGAAGATGAACAAGCTTGGGCTGTCAGATTATTGTCTGGTCCGTATGTTGAAACAGTTATCAAATTTGGAGCTATTAGTTTTAATCGAGTTAAAGAAGGTGTAATGACATTTAATTTTACTATTATATCTTCACCAGATTCTGAGTTAACAACAGATGATGTTAGCTTTCAGGATTATGTTGGAGATATTTTACAAGCAGTAATTAGGGACGGTATGGAAACTGGTTCCGTTATGACGAGGGAAAGCGAAAATGAAAGTAAATGAAGACGTTGAAAGAATTATTATGTTAATGGAAGAAATCAGTATAGCAGAAAAAAAGTTGAAGCCACAAACTACTGGTCATATTCATACTGCAATAAGTTATCTTAGAAATAGAGTAGAAGAAATTCAAAAAGGTATTGCCAATAATGCAAGCTAATATTGAGCAAACCGTTTTAAGAAATATTTTAACTGATGAAGTGTATATGCGTAAAGTATTACCTTTCATTAAGCCAGATTATTTTCAAGGTGTATATAAATCCTTATTTAAAGAAGCGGCACGATATGTAGCTAAGTATAATAAATTGCCTACATCTGAATCTCTAGCAATTGAGTTAGATGATAACAAATGGTTTAGTGGTGAGCAATTTCAACTCGCTATGGATATTATTCCACAGCTATACACAATTGAATCGATTAATAATGAATGGTTGATTGATGCTACAGAAAAGTGGTGTCAAGATCGAGCTGTTTATAATGCCATTATGGAATCAATATCAATTATCGATGGAAAGCATGAAACTCTTACAAAGAATGCTTTACCAGATATTTTGTCAAAAGCTCTAGGAGTTTCATTTGATAAGAATGTTGGTCACGATTATATCGAGAATGTAGAAGAACGTTATGACTTTTATCATACAAAAGAAGATCGTATTCCTTTTGATCTTGAACAATTTAATAAGATTACAAAAGGTGGTGTGCCAAATAAAACTTTGAACGTTTGCTTAGCTGGTACTGGCGTCGGTAAATCTTTATTCATGTGTCATTTAGCTGCATCTGCTTTGACTGAAGGTCGTAATGTTTTGTATATCACAATGGAAATGGCAGAAGAAAGAATCGCTGAACGTATTGACGCTAACTTACTTAATGTACCGATTGATCAGTTAGAAAATCTTTCGAAAGATATGTTTACTACAAAAGTGGCAGATCTAGCACGTAAAACAAGTGGTAAGTTAATTGTGAAAGAATACCCAACTGGTTCAGCGCATACTGGTCATTTTCGTGCACTTTTAAATGAACTAAAATTAAAGAAAGAATTTGCTCCTGATATTATCTTTGT